GGACGTGCATTACTCACCCATTTCCACTCACCTCCAGCAGGTCTTAGAATCTTATACTTATAATTCCCGAAAGCATAACTAAATGCCATCTCTCTACGGGGAATAGTAATAAGAGTTCTATTGATATAATAATGAGAAACCTGTTTAACATTATACCTATTAAGAATATCCTCTGTTACTCCATAACTCCTCCAATAGGCTTTTCCCATTGGAGTAAATGGAATAGAGACTATTCTTATCTCAGTATCAGAGCATATAGGCTGTTCCTTAAAGTGAATACCTATAATGCCTTGAGTCTTAATTACTTCAATACTCTCAGAATGTAGATTCAGATTGAAATCATTTGAAATTACCTTTAATGACTCATAATAAGTAAGACCATATTTTTGCTGTATATACTTAAAGCAATCATAAGTGTCTCCTGTAGCCCAGTCCCTGTAGAGAGCTTTTCCAGATGTCATTACCTTTATACTGCATGAAGGATTTTTGTCAACTCTTATCTCTGAGCAAAACTTCCTTTTAGGTTTTTCAAATCCCTTGATATAGTACTTGAAAATATCATATTCAGTTATTTTCTTAAGAATATTATCAACGTCAAGTCTCTGATACCCTTTAGTATTATACATAATAATGCTTAATATTAGTGGGACAAAAAAGGAGGATTACTCCTCCTAATTTGTCTTTCACCATTTGCCTCAGTTAACTAATCCAAGGATCGTCATCACTGTTGCTAGATGTCTCTTCAGTAGAAACACCATTACTTGAAGGGACCTCAGAGTCCGCTACAGGTAATTTCTTCATATCCCACTTACTAGCAGGATCAAACTTCAATTTAGAAGGATTTGTACCTAATGCCTCTATAAAGCCATAACCAGCTAATCCTGCCTTAGTCCAATTTGCCTTGCCTTCTTTACCAGCAATCTCTTCACCTGCAAATTTCCACCTGGCAGTTTTACCTTGAAATAGAGGAGCTACTGCTCTAACATATTCCTCAGGTCCCTCTACGTTTATAGCATCTAAGCCTTCTCTCACTTCTAGCTTATCTGCCATAATTACTAATCTATCCTTAGTATAAGTCCAAGCATTTGGACTTAGCCACCAGGTAGTTTCTGCAGTTTGTCCTGGAGAATCTCCTTCAGGACGACCTTCATGGGTAATCTTCATACCAGGAGTTCCTCCTGCAGATTCAAAGTATTCTATTTTTTGGATTTTTGCTTCATGGATTCCTGGATCCAGATAGTTGGACACAAATTCATTTTCTTCTACAGTATGTCCTGCGGTTGTAAAACTCATAATTGTTTATTGTTATTTAGTTATTAATTGATCACCCATAATATTCATCAATAGCCTTAGAAACTGCTCCAAGGTCATTGGGAATATATAAACTCTTGAACATTCCCATAGGTGATTTAGCGGGATAATGTCCATTATTGTTAGTGACAAATCTATATTCTATGTCTCCATTCTCCTTCTTGTTAACATTTGTATATAACAAGACAGAGAACAAACCTGATGGATTTATTTTATCATCCAACAACTTGCCTATTGTCTTAATTTTAATGACAGGAGAACCTCCAAACTCTCCTGGTTGTGTATCACTATGGGTAAGGATGAATACCTTGATATCCTCTCTCAGGGATTTACTCTTATTCAGAATAGCCCAAGCATTCTTACCTATCTCTGTGAATTTCTCAAATCCTTTCTCTGTAGATCTTCGCATGTACTCATTACTCATAGTATACTGCCAATCATCAATAACTATATTTCTAATATCTTCTCTTTTTTCAGATATATGAGTTATACATTTAATGATTTCCATGGCCCTGTCTGATGAAAAGAAATTACCCTCTTCTCCTTTGAATTGAGTGTAATTCTTCTTCCATCCTTTGATAGGTAATGGTTTACCTATACAACTTATAATTGCTGTTTCTTTAGGCTCTAATGTCCTAACAGCAGTGGATTTACCTGTTCCACTTTCTCCTACAATTCCTATTAGCTCACTCATTGTTTTTCATCTTTAGATTTGTTTCTAATATCAGTTACTTTGTCATATAAATCAGGATGATCCTTAAATTCTTTAGAAGGAGGTATTTCCTCAAAATGTCCTACCTCACCTACGAACTGCAATCCAATTCTTATATCTGCAGCTCCATCTCTGTTCTTAAGAATAGACAAGCTTCTAAACCTGTCTAATAGCTTAATAATGTTATATCCTCTGAAATTCTCTATCTCGTATTTTCTGGGAGAAAATAATGATATAACTACATTAGCATCCTGTTGAGTATTACCACTATCCTTGAAATCAGATAATTGGGGCTCTACTCTATCCAGCTTAAACCTATCAGTTTGGCTCATTGCTCTTCCTAATTGCTGAACCACTACTGGAATGAAATTAAAATTGTTTCTCAATGGGATAAGATATTCACTCATTTTATCTATGTTATCCTTTTGATTAAATCCCCTTTCTCTTTTCATCAATGCTATATGATCTATGATGATCAGTACATATCTGTCTGGATTATTGGGAATGTACTTATCAAAGACATTTATAGTATCTGTCCCTGATTTAATTTTTCTATACAAGATTTCTCCGTTCTCTCTTGCATAATTGGTCATGAACTTATAAATCCCTGTAGGATTCTCTGCAGCATCTATGATAGTGAGACAATCTTCTAACTCATAGAAATAATCCTTAGTGAATTTTACTGCCTCATACACTTCTGTACTTATCCTGTTCTTTCCTCTGGATAATACAAAATTGATATCTGTTAGGATACCATACTCTAAATACAGCTTTCTGCAAATAGCCTTAGTGATCTTAATAGTCTTATCAATCTCTAATGACCAATAAAATACTTTAAGATCAATTCCACAATCAGGGTGTGCTTTTACCCAATCATAAGGATTGTATAAAAAGCAAGAATCTACAAAAGCTGTCTTACCACTACCAGTCTCTCCACCTATTAAGTAGTAAGTACCTTGTTGAATGCCAGGAATGTGCTCTACAAGCCTCTCAAAGCCCATAGACAGTCCTGTGTTAAGCCCTTTCTGGCCTCTTTCTATTTTCTCTATTACATCGTTATATATCATCTGTCAAAGTATTTATCCTTTGATCAGATACTGTATCATTATCATCCAGCTGTTCAATATAACTTTCTAATAGAGACCCTCCGTCCTTCTCAATGAAATAGTCTGCAATTCTCATATAGGCATACCTAACTCTTCTCTTTTCTTCTACATAGCGTGTAGTGGCCCTAAAGATTTGCTCCTTGGTTACTTCCTTGTGTTCTCTGATGAATTTCTTCATCTTCTTTGTACATCCACCTCTTGTACCTCGAATGGCATATCCTGCAGTTTTTATTCCCTTTGGAAATAATTCCCTCCATTCATTTATCCATTCTGCAGAAGTGTCAACAGATTTGATTTCCGTCTTCTTTACAGGTTTTTCATTATTGATGAGATCAATTCCTCTTTTCCTTATGTGAATACGCTCTCCGTGTTTGATAAACCCCTCTTGTTCCATCTTATCATAATCTGTTACTAAATTCACACTATAGATCTGGCCTTTTGCCAGAAAATAGAGGAATACATACTCATCTGGTGTGAGATTATTCTCCACCAGCAGATTAATATCTACTTCCATCTTATAAGATTTAATAGGGTTAAAAAATTGATTTTGCTCACTTAGTAGCCGGGGATACCCGGGGACTATAGCTCAAGACAAATATAGTTAACACAGTGCTTTGATCAAAGGGAATTACCTCTGATCATAGCAATTTCTTCATTGCCCACAACTTGCTCATCATGGTCTCTCGCAATTTTCTCTATAACTATATCTTCTTCATCTCTAATCTTTATTTTTATAACAGCTTTAGAGTGCTGTTTTCTTTTTGGATTTACTTTCTCTTTTCTCATTAGTTACCCCCAAATATTTATCTATTACTCTTAATTCTTCCTTTAACTCTTCTCTTCTTAATAACAAGAACTTTCTAAAATCAGAACTATTCTTTTTCTCTATCTCGGATTTTAGTCTTAGATACTTGTCTTTTAAGACAGGGTCCCGCATTAAATACTCCTCCGCAGTAATGTTTCCTTTATGGCTATTAGAAATATGAAGACATATGGAAGCATGGCTCTTATAGCGAAGATATTTAGCAAGAGCCATTAGGGTCACCGTATTAGATGACCCTAATCCCTCCTGCATTCTGTTATAAACATTCCATACCAATGATACAAATGCCCTTTTAGCATTTACAGCTATTGGTAATCTGCTCTTACTCCGAAGAGAAACTCTGAATTCCTTTTCAACAGCGTATTTAATAACATCGAGATCCTTCTTAGCCAAAGGAGGAATCTTTCCTCCTCTCTTCTGGTACTCCATATTACACAATTTTAGATATACAATCCATTACATCTTCGCAATTAATGATATTAAGATTTTCATCATTCATACTCTCAGTCATTCTACTATACCACACCTCTTCCTGGGTATTTACAGTGACCAATATAAATATTCTTCCAACCTTTCCATTATTACGTAATCTGCCTACTCTCTGTATCAAGTCTTTCTCCTTAGAGTAATAAGACATGATAACACAGTTGTCTAGATCATATAAATTAGCTCCTTGCTTTAATTTCTTAAAGGCAGCTATGATATTTAAAGTACCATTATCAAAGTCTTCCCTAATCTGTTTGTTCTCCTTATCTGTTTTATGAGAACTTATAACATTAGGTGTTACTTTTTCTAATGATCCCAAAGAATTGCCAAATAATATAGTCCTACCAGTAAGATTATTAAGTAACGTTTTAGTTACCTCTATTTTACTGGGCAGTTCATATAATAATTTAGCCCTGGCAGCAGAAGCAATATGAATCTTCCTCTCTCTGATATGATAAGGAGCTCCTGTTGCCTTTCTAAACATCATATCCTTATATGCATAAGAACCATATTCAGTCTGGTACCATCTCTTCTTATCATTACCTGCAGGTACATTCTTAGTATAGATATCTAATTTATGATTAATAACATAGATATCTAATGGCCTTGATGTTTTATCTACCTGTCCATCA